AATCTGCTAAGGATTCTATAAAGAGATTATTTAAGAGTATTGGTAATTTAATATATAACCATGAAGAGAAAGTATTTTTTGGTGGTTTACCATTTGAAATGGAAGCACCAGATTGGTTTGTAGGAATTGTGGATAGTGTTGCTAAAGTCTGGGATACTTTAAAAGATTTTGGTAAAACTATTAAAAACGCTGTTATAGGTATGTTACCAGATTGGTTAACAGATAGATTAGGATTAACTGTAAATGGTAAACTTCCTGGAGAAGTTAATACTATAAATCCTAATGAAGCAACTGGTGGTAATGATATGACATACGGTAGAGACATAGCATCTTACTCAACATCAACTGCAGCATTTAGGGCAGCAACTGCTAATGCTGGTTTTAGTGGTGTTACTGCTATTGGAGATACTGCGGAAGATAATGTAGGTATGTCTTTGATAAATCGATTTGCAAATAGCGGTATGACTATGGGTCAAATTATGAATGCGATGACACCATCTGCAGAAATGAGAGGTAGCGCACTTTATAATCCAGAGGGAATAAAACCAGTGGTAGTTAATACTGATAATTCTTCTAATACTGGTGCTGTTATTATTAATAATATATATTCTGATGCAGTTCCAATGGGGCATCAGGGGTTAGTAAATATACATGATCACTTTGATGCTAATCAAACATCTTTTAAACACTACGGATTAGGATACTAAAAAAGGGGACTTTCGTCCCCTTCTCAATAACTGATTAACTCTTAAGCTTCAGCTGCTAGTTTAGCAAAATAACTCATAGTATCATCATTGTCCGAATCCGCTCTTGCGATTGGATCTGCTGCAGTTGCAACAGGATCAGACATTGCAGGTGCATCATTAAATGGAGCATCATCTTCGACTGCTGACATTTTAACTTCCTCACCTAACACACGTGTCAACTTAAGATTAAGTTCACTGTAAGATTTAAATGATGATGGATCAGTAAACTCACTTAGTGCATACTGCTTATTGTAAATACCTTCGAGCACATTGTCATCGGCATGTAACGCTTCAGCAGCAGCAAACTCAGATCTGTCATAGTTCCTGTAACCAGCAACATTAGCGATCTTCATTTTAAAGTTAGCACCTTTCCACATATCAAATGGGTTAACTGGTGATTCATCTTGAAACTTAGGTTGCATGCTATCCATGATCTTCTCAAAGATCTTAGCACCGTATCCATATAAGAATACTTTACCTTCGTTCTCACGATTCTCAGGATCCGAAACCACATAGATGTTTGACACATAGTGTAATCTACGCTTACGCTTACGTGCTAAATCTTTGTCAGCTTCAATACCTGTATTCCAAAGTTTAGAATTCATCTCTGACACAGGATCGTCCTTCTGAATAGTAGTAAGTGATTTCTCAACATACCATTGTCCAGTTGGTCCTTGAAAGAAGTGGTCCCAGTATTTAGCCCAAGGTAAGTCATCACCTTCAACAGTCGGTAAGAAACGAATAACAGCATAACCGTTACCTGCTTTATCTACCGTGGGTTTCCACATACGATCGTCGCCATATGATTTCTTCTCATTGGTGCCTGTTCCGGCCGCACCAACTAATGCGCTCATGTCATTAGCTTTCGCCTTTAAGTCTGCAAAACTCATTATACTTCTCCTTTAAAAATTTATATTAATTTGTATCATTGTATATTATAACATACTTTTTGCAAAAGTACATACTTATTTAAAGATATCAACAATAATTCCTTTAAACTTATTGTCATCAAACTTTAAGAAAGATTGATACTTTGATATCTTCTTGAACAAATCAGGCCATAGAATAGTCTCTGTGATCTGTTTGTTCGCCCTATCAATAAATCCTGTAAGCTTATTGATAATACACACAGTCTCTAATGAAACCGTGCCTTCGAGATGAAGCTGGACAATTCTTGGATATGTATCTTGTATCTCCAAGAGATCATCAAACTTTACATCTGAAATCTGTTCTAACTCATTCCTAAATACATAAGACATACTATCTATAACTTTTAGGAACTTGGTATAAGTCTCTTCGTCTCTGATCATATCACCGCTGTACTTATTACCTGCTACTTGATGTGCAGCAAAGTACATAATAATATCATCTTTACTCTTAAACCTTTTACCAATCTTCGTTAACTGAAATTTATCTGGCCTTTTCCAATACGTCTTTTCAGTTACGTTAGTTTTAAAATTATACTTAAAGCAATCGTAAGATCCATTAAAGTGGAGGTTAATTGCGTTATGTAATGTAAAGGCCTCATATCCTGTCATTCTCATATAGGCAATTGAACAGAATGCCCACCTTGCAGTAGATTAAGTTTTTTTGCTTCAAACTCTATATGTTCCACTATCTCCTTTGAGATCAGTTTTTTACTGTCTCTAAGATCGATCTCGTTGTCCTCACATACAGTTATAACAGCATCCATGTATGGACAGCCTCTGTGAGTACGAACATATGTTTCAACTAAACCTGAGAATGCTTTCTTATTTAGATCCTCACTCATTTTTGATTCCCATCTCTGTCATAAGCTGGAACAAGTGTAGCCCAAAATACTGGCTTCTCTTCATCTTCACCATAGAAGTCAAGAGACCATACACCTTCTCTTAGATAAGTTTGACAATGATTTTTGTATACTCTTGCCGATTCATACTTGGCAATTGCACCTCTCTCACCAGTTTGGATACCACGTCTATATGCTGCCATCTTTTCTGTGGTTGCTTTAATATATCTCTTGACATTTACTAGAGATAAACCGTGGTCGTCATCTAATGCAACAACATTAGGTGCTATACTTTTATATGCAGCAGGTTTTTTTGCTGCTCTTGCCTTTGCTAGATTAGCCGCTGCGGCCGCTCTTTGCTCTTCACTCATCTTACGTTTTGCCATAATGTAAATCCTATTTAGTGTGTGTAAGTTATATTATAACATGAATATATGCCTTTGTACATACTAACCTTTATATATTTTATAAATGTGATCTTCAAATGCTTCTACCTTCTCAACACGGTTAGGCCATTTAATCATTTGTTTTTCTGGATTAGCCTTAAGGTTATTGAGTAATGGTGTGATAGCGTTATATAGACTGTCTAGTCTATCTTGAGTTGTTGATGCCTCTGCCGCTGAAGCTGTTGCTGTTTGTGCAACTTCTAATTCATCTTCATCGACCAGCGTAAACCCGAAATCAAAATCTGCCATATTATCCCTTTAGTAATTTTATACCCAAACACCAGTTCTCTGCTGCATCTTCAACATAGCCTAGAGCTTTATATGGAAAATCTTCTTGCATTATTCTGTTACCTGCTGGGTCTTTATATGTGATTGAAAAAAATGAATGTTCACCATCCATTCCTGTTACTACTTGATAAATTTTTGCAACACTACCATCTTGCTTATAGTGTTCGCTCATTAGTTTTGTATTATTATATTCCATCATGTCTCCAATAATTTAAGGATGGGGGACCTAATAAGGAAAGTCCCCCAAGTTACTCAGTACCGTACCACCGATATTAAGTTAGAACGATAGTTTTGCCTTTAATGAAACTGTGGCATCTGCACTATCAATTTGTTTCCATGAACCTGTCCAAATACCGCGAGTTAACTCAACAGTTTTTGTGGTTACAGGTGTTGCAGCGTCTGTCTTATTCCAAATACCTTTAACCGTACCTAGAGTACCAATAGCACGAGACACTGAAAATTCATTGTCATTCGTTGCACCAGCATTTCTATCCATAACTGCTTCAAGACCTAATCCCATAACAGTAGTTCCAACTGTTACTTCAGAGTTGTGTCCTGCCGTGACTTTGTTGTGTACCACTTTAGCAGTTACACCAGCAGATGTAATTGATGCAGTAGTTTCTCTTGTGTCAGCTGTAACATTAGTCATTGCTAATGCAATGCCACCAATTGTTCCACTTGCGTCAACTTCTGTTGAACCACCGCTTACTTGACTAAGACCAACTGTGTATGCACCTAGTGTAGTGCTAACGCCAATCTTCGTTACATCAGGATCATCTCCTGACCAGTCACCAATTTTTAGAGTAAGAACACCAGCTGTGCTCTCTACCCACATGTCATCTACACTGAAGTCTTTATCTAAAACAACAGTAACGCTCGATGCGCCTGATGTTCCCTTCATTGTAGTATGAATGTCATCGGTATATGTACCATGTGAATCTAAGGTACCCTCATACAAACCCGAAAGACTAATACCTGCAAGCGAAGTTGCGGATACTGCCATTGCCGCCGTCGCGACTAGTAGTTTTTTAAACATATTACTTTCCTTTTTATTTAAACAAAAATATCCTTTTTTAAGTAGGGATTAACTACTGAGAGTTATTTATATATTTTTTATATAATACACTCTCTTTTTCGTAAGCTTCATTTTCATCAAGCTCACGGTTTTCGTGAAGTTGTTGGACATGTACCATCTCGTGGCACAAGGTTAAGATAGTTTCTTTGAAACTAAGACCTGTATCAATCTCAATATCGTACTCATCATCTTCTGCAGAATCAGTGGTCCAACCTTTAACATTATCTTCTGATATATCTTCTACCTCTATAGATACTAAAATCTCTTGAGGTATACTCAATTCTTTCTTACAAAAATCAACTATATCTTCGAGTAACGCCATGGCTACCTCCCATTCTATTTTCTACTCATACCACATGGCGGGTCTAATTCCTTTTTCAGTTCTTTAATAATTTTCTTTGATTCTTCAGCAGCTTGAGATATATCATATCTTTGGTACCACTGTCCCATCATACCCATATGCTTGAGTTTATCCTCAAGCAGTTCTAACTTTTCTGTCGTTGACATCAAATTATCCTGTGTGATATAGGCTTATTTATACAATCTCAGCACTCAAACATTCGATATTCGCAACGCAATCTCCATAGCCAGCAATGTAATCTTCATACTGCTTGGCAATAACTGGATTATCTCTACAAGATTCTGGTAAAGATTGTGGTAGTTCGCATTGTTCATTCGCTACCCAACCAGCTACATAAAATTGGTTCTTTGATCTAAAGTGTTGTTCTCTATTTTCAGCTGTTACTACCATTATAAATCTCCTTCAATAATATTATAAACATCTTTCCAAGTTCTTGCACGAGCACAAACATATTCATTATCTCTGTTCCATGCATGATCGATAAGGATACTGTTTAAACTAGCATCGT